TTCACAGATAACCACGGCAATGGTGCAACAGTATAAGTCCGGCATTGAGATTCTGTTTCAGCAGAGTCAGTCTCTTTTCCGGCCTGCGGTAAGAGTTGAGACCGTAAACGCAAAGTACGGTTTCTTTGACCAGATAACTGCGACTACAGCGCAGACAAAGACCACAAGGCACGCTGACCTTGTTATCACCGATACCCCCCATGCAAGGAGACGGGTGTCGATGGTTGACAAGTACGTTGCCGACTACATCGACAAGGAAGACCTCATCAGGATACTCAACAACCCGATGAACGAGTATGCCATGAACCACGTAATGGCTCTCAATAGGGCTATTGACGACGAGATAATCACCGCCTCCGATGCCACCGCCTACACAGGCGAGACTGGCGCAACCTCAACCAGTTACGACAGCAATATGACCGTGGCGGTAACTGTTCGTGACAGTGGTTCCGGCGCAACAGGGATGAACGTGGCGAAACTCCGCTACGCCAAGAGGCTCCTTGACGAGCAGGATGTTCCTCTGAACGACAGGTTTATCGCCATCTCTCCGCTCCAGTTGAGCGAACTGCTTTCCGCTACCGCCATCACTTCTTCGGACTACAACAGCGTGAAGGCTCTTGTCTCCGGCGAGGTCGATACCTTCCTCGGATTCAAGTTCCTCATGAGCAACAGGCTTGACACGAACGCAAGCAACTACCGTAAATGCCTGTTCTGGCACAAGAGTGGACTACTTCTCGGCATGGGGCAGGAGATACAGGTCTCAATCGACCCCATCCCCCAGAAGGGCAACGCCCTGCTGATTCAGGCTTCCGTGACTATGGGCGCAGTCCGCATGAACGAGAACGCAGTCGGAATGATTCTTTGTTCCGAGTAATCACGTAAAGGGGAAGGGGGATTAACTGATGGGTACTTACTACGGTGTACACAGGACTCTTGAGCGTGCAGGGACAATGCTTGACCCCGGCGAATGGGGGGCAAGGGTGAAGTGTTCCTACGACTCTTACGAGGCTTCGGCTATAACTGCCGGTTCCACGATTTCCATGTGCTTCGTTCCAAAGGGTGCAAGGATTATCCGTGGCGAGGTCTGGTTTGACGACCTCGGTACTACGGGGGGCACTCTCAAAGTCGGAGACGGAACCGATGCGGACGAGTACATGACCGCAACCGCTGTCGGGGTCGCCGCAGGTTCGGCAACATTCAATGTACTGGACAACCTCGGCGAACCGCTCGATGCGGACGAGTACATGATAGTCACCACGGGAACCAAGGCTATGACGGGCACCATCAAGATGTTCGTCTGGTACGTGCAGGACTAACGACAATGGGGGGCTTCGGCCCCCCTTTCAACTTATTGGAGATCTTATGGCGGAGACATGGTGTTCCAACGGAGTCATTGGCGAAGGAGCCTCGCCACCACATACGGTCACTGGCGACAAACCTCTGTTGGTGGTCGGCTGTGGCAGGTGCGTATGGGAAGACCTGAAACGGTACTGGACTATGAACGTCCACTCCGACGTGATGCTTCTCAACGATGCCATAGTCCACTACCCGATGAAAAAGGGGTTCTACGCCACACACGCCGCATGTTACGACATAGGCAGGGTGAACATCTACAGGGACTTGCGCAAGGCGAAACTGAACCACAGGGATTTTATCACGCACTCCGCAGGAGATCCCGCCGACAGGGTGTGGAAACTGATACGCGACTTCAAGCCCAACCTGTCCGGCAACTTCGGGGTGGTCATAGCGATAGCGATGGGTTACAGGCGTATCTGCCTCGCAGGATGCCCAGAGGATGACAGTGGGCACTATTGGGACAGCCTTGAAACGCATCCCCACTTCGACTTCGGGGTTAGGGGAATACATTGGCATTGGACGGACAACACGGCTTTGTTCAAACCGAAGGTGCGCTCACTGTCCGGCTGGACAGGTGAGTTCTTCGGTGAACCCACAATAGATTGGCTGAACGGTGGTGAGTAGTGTATGGCGGATTCAGTAACCATTTGCAACAAGGCGTTGGTCTTCCTCGGACAGGACACGATATCCACGCTTGTTGACGACAACAAGAGGGCGAGGGTCTGTAGCACCGTATATGACGACTGCCTTGAGGAATTTCTCTCCGAGGGTGACTGGTCTTTCGCCAAGAAACTCGCGACCCTTACGGCGGAAACAACGTCCCCCAACCATGACTATTCCTACGCCTTCGAGTTCCCTGACGACTTCGTGAGACTCGTCAAGGACAGGGAGAAGGCGGTTTACGGCTCCGACGATTGGCTCGTCATAGGAGACCAGATACATTGCAACGACTCGTCCATATACATCTGCTACATCTACAGCAACGACGACCTGAACACGTGGACGGCTAAGGCAAGGACTGCACTATCCTACCTTGTGGCTTCACAGGTGGGCGTTGCCCTGACGGGAGAGGACTCACGGGCACGGATGGCATACGAACTCTACCAGAAGACACTGCAGGACGCATTGAGCGATGACGCTTCCGGCGCAGGGTATCAGGTCAACGAGTACCACACGTACATTGAGGAGAGGTCTTAATGCGTACAGTTGACAGCATCCTGACCAACTTCACGGCGGGTGAACTGTCGCCAAATATGTACGGTCGCACGGACATTGAGAAATACTACAACGGTTGCATGACAATGGAGAACTTCCTTGTGCTTCCACAGGGGGGAGCCTACCGCCGACCAGGGTCACGCTACGTGGCATCAGTCAAGACAGCAAGTGCCTTCACCCGTCTTGTGCCGTTCGTCTTCTCCACCACACAGGCGTACATGCTTGAGTTCGGCAACCTCTACATGAGGGTTTACTACGATGGCGGACAGGTGTTGCATACCACGTCCACTACATCCGCCTGGGCGACAGAGACTGGCTACGTTGTTGCGGACTTCGTGAAGAATGACGATGTGATCTACAGGTGTATTTCCGCTCACACTTCGGGGGCGACGACCGAACCTGGAACGGGTGAATCATGGGAGGACAAGTGGGTAGCCGATACCACTTACGAAATAGCCACCCCGTACACCACGGCGCAACTGCCCGACCTTAAATTTGCCCAATCTGCGGACACGCTGTATATAGTGCATCCATCCCATGAGCCACGCCAACTTACCAGAACCGCCCATACAACGTGGACTCTCACCGCCCTTGCGTGGGAGAACGGGCCTTTCATGAAGGACAACGATGATGATTCCCACACCTTGACGGTCACAAGTTATGGTGGTTCCGACGGGGCAGACGGCGACGATTGGGACATTATCTTTGGCACCGGCGGCAACACCTGGTACAGCGGTTCGTCAGACCCTTCGGACGCATTAGGCGTTGACGGCGATTTCTACCTGAACACCACCTCGTGGGATGTGTTCATGAAAATCTCCGGGGAATGGAGTTTTCTGGGAAACATCCTGTACCCAGGACAAGGAGCGTCGGGTGGTGGTTCCAGGGGGCTTTACGGGCAGACCGTCACGGTCACGTCTAGCGCAGACCTATTCACCTCCGCTGATGTTGGCAGGTGGCTGAAGATTGGGTACTACGATGAGGGGGAGCAGATTGATGTCGACTCATATAACCCTTCTGGTGCTGGTGATATTCCTGGTGGTGGTCCGTGGAATGTTGACGGCAAGTTTGAGGTCTTGTATTCCTTTGGTGATTATATCGACCGATATGTAGAATTGCGATATTCTACTAACGGAGGTTCGACATACAAGGTTCTCGATACATACCCAGACCACACTAGCACCACGAGGATTAGGAAAGAGTACGAACTACGGTCAGAGGACTACAACCACGTAACACCCAAAATAAAATTCTGGGTATCTGGCGACTCACATGAATTCAGGTGGGCAGTGAGGAAACTGCGTGAAGCGCGCACCGCATATCTCAAAATAACCACCTACTCTACGGCAAAATTGGTCAGGGCTAAGGTCTACCGTAGGATGTCGCAGTTCGACGTGCCGACAAACAATTGGGCACTCGGCGCATGGGGGACCACGCCGGGGTGGCCTTCTTCGGTCACATTCCATCAGGGCAGGCTCGTCTTTGCCGGAACCACGTCGGAGCCAAGCAAGGTGTGGATGTCCGTGTCGGACGATTATCCCAACTTTGACCCCGGCGAGGGTGATGAGGACGCTGACGCAATAAGCCTTACCCCGATAGCCTCGGAAGTGAACAACGTGATTTGGATGGCATCGAAGGGGAACCTGCTGATAGGCACGGCAGGGGATGAATGGGTGTTTGACGGGGCCAACATAACCCCGACCAACCCGCCTCATGCACGCAGGGAAACTAACTTCGGGTCTGCCAAGTGGCAGGCCGTCATAGCCAACGGATATGTTGTATTCGTGCAGGACGGCGAGAAGATCGTGCGTCAGATGCAGTATGACTACGACTCCGACACGTACCTCGCCATCGACCTGACTGCCATGAGCGACCACATCACCGGTGACGGAATCAGTTACCTTGCCTACCT